GAACTTCACCGACGGCGTGCTTGCGGTCACGAACCGAAGCGCCCGGGCAGTTGTCCAGACCGCAGTCCAGCATGTGGCCACCACGGCGCGCATGGAAACGCTCAAGGCGAATGCCGAGGTGGTGCCGGGGTATCGGATCGTCGCCACCCTGGATCGGAAGACCAGCATGCAGTGCCGCAGCCTTGATGGCCGCGAGTACGAGATGGGCAAGGGGCCTGTGCCCCCGTTCCACATCCACTGCCGGACCACCATAATCCCGATCACCAGGTTGTCGGCGCTGTTCGGGAAAGGCGCAACGAGGGCATCCGTTGGTGCCGACGGCGCCGGGCAGGTCTCTGCGAGCCTCAGCTACTACCAGTGGCTCAAAACGCAGCCAGCGGCCTTCCAAGACGCCGCCTTGGGGCCGGTGCGCGGCAAGCTGTTCCGAGATGGCGGCCTGACGGCTGAGCGCTTCGCCGCGCTGCAACTGGACAAGAACTTCAAGCCACTGACGCTGGAGCAGCTCAAGGAGCTGGAGCCGTTGGCTTTTGAGCGAGCGGGGATTACCTAGTACTTTGAAAGGCCATCACGACGTGTGCTGACATAGGTAAATGGATTGCCGGCCGGGTCCGTACCTTGCAAAACCATTTTCCCTTCTTCCTGCGAGATGATCTTCACCTCCCCTGAGGCGCCCGATAGGTAGTGCTGATTCAGGTCGGGCAAGTAAATGCCGGTCATTTGCTCTAGCGTAGGAATTGGCAGTTCCATATCGCCAAACTTGTATCGGCCAGGCTCAGTCTTCAGCCCGGTCAGGGTAAATGTGAGGAAGTCATCATCAGCGGTCCATTCGCCAACGCCACGAGCGGGCATCACTGCGGCGAACTCTTTGCCACCGGTTACTCCTGAAAACTTGAACGTGCCGTTCACGTTGTAGTGCCCGTTTCTAATGAATTCTGTGATGCCGTTGAAGGTGAATTTTCCGCCAGGGACGGGATATTCGTAAGTGCTTTCCCAGCGGCCGAAGAATTCTGGGTTGTGCTCAGGTCCTGACTCGTGCAGCGCGCTGTAAATCGTAGCGAATGCAGCGACTACTCCGAGTGCGGCCAGGGCTTTGGCATAGCTGGTGCGGGCTAGATTCTTCAATGCTTCGAGCTTCATGCGGTAATCCTTACTGTAATGGAGCGAGGCATGTTGCTATCACTGCATACCCGATATCTGAACTCACATCACAGATCTAAAACTTGGCCTCGCACTCGCGGGGCTTTTTCATGCCCGCCAGGTGGGCCAATCAATCCCCAGGGGATAGCCACATGCCTTTTGACTTCGACCCGGCCGCCCACGGCCTCACCCTCGACGAAACCCAAACCGCCGCTCTGAAGGCAGCGCTGGGCGGCGAGGTGCAGAAATTCTTGGATGGCGAGGTCTCGGGCCTCAAGTCCAAAAACACCGAGCTGATCGGCTCCAACAAGGCCATCAAGACCGAACTGGACAAGCTGAAAGGGCAGTTCGACGGTCTGGACATCGACGCGGTCAAAGGCCTGCTGGCCAAGGTTGGCCAGGACGAAGAAACCAAGCTGATCGCCGAGGGCAAGCTCGACGAAGTCATCAGCCGCCGCACCGAGCGCCTGCGCACCGACCTGGACAAGCAGGTCAAGGCCGCCAACGAGCGTGCGGACAAGGCCGAGGCCTTTGCTGCCAAGTACAGCGACAAGGTACTGGCTGACTCCATCCGCGCTGCCGCCATCAAGGCCGGCGCGCTGCCCGAGGCTGCCGAGGACATCATCCTTCGCGCCCGCGGCACCTTCAAATTGAGCGAGGACGGCGAGCCCGTTGCCACTGACCGTGCCGGCGAAGTCGTGTACGGGAAAGACGGCAAGACCCCGCTGTCTCCCCTCGAATGGGCGGAATCGCTGCGCGAAACCGCTACCCACCTGTGGCCAAGGGCTCAGGGTGCCGGGCAGACCGGCGACAACGGTGGCAAGGCCACGAAGAAATGGGGCGAGTACACCGAGGCCGAGCGCGCTGCGATCGCCCGTGACAACCCCGACGCGTACAAAAAACTCCAAGCCACCCGAGGAACCTAACCCATGGCATCTACCCAACTGTCGGACATCTTCGTTGCCGACTACTACGGCACTCTGGAGCCGGTGAACTCCCCAGAGAAGACCGCCGTTTATGAGTCGGGCATCATCACCCGTTCCGCGACTCTGGACGGCATCGCCAAGAACGGCCAAGGCACTTCCGAGATCAGCTACTGGCAGGATCTCGACGCCGATGAGGCGCCGAACATCTCCAACGATGACCCTGATGACCTGGGGGCCGTCGGCAAGGCCGAGCAGGGCAGCATGCGTGCCCGCACCCTGTACCTCAACAAGGGCTATGGCGTATCCGACCTGACTGCTGAGCTGGCCAACTCCGAGCCGATGCAGCACATCCGCAACCGCTTCGGCACCTACTGGACCCGCCAATGGCAGCGCTACCTGATGGGGGCGGCCCGCGGCGTGATTGCGTCCAACATCGCCAACAACGGCGGGGACATGGTGAAAGATGCGGGCGCATCCATCAGCGCAAACGCCTTCCAAGACGCTGCCTTCACCGCTGGTGACGCCGCCGACATGTTCGCCGCGATCGGCGTGCACTCGGTCGTGATGAACCAGATGGTGAAGCAGGACATGATCGAGTACCTGCGCGACTCGCAGGGCAAGGTCATCCTGGCCACCTACCTTGGCAAGCCGGTGTTCATGGATGACGGCCTGATCTACGCCCCGGGTCAGTACCTGTCGCTGTTCTTCGGCCAAGGCGCCTTCGGCTATGGCGAGGGCGACCCGCACATGCCTGTCGAGATGCAGCGCAAGCCGGACGGCGGTAACGGTGGCGGTGCCGAGGTGCTGTGGGAGCGCAAGACCTACATCCTCCAGCCGGCCGGCTTCAGCTGGCAGGGCAGCGAGAACCGCAATCTGAGCCCGAGTGCCACCCAGTACGCAGCCGCGGCTAACTGGAAGCGCGTGTTCGACCGCAAACAGGTTCCGTTCGCCGCGGTCATCAGTGGCACCGCCACCCCTTGACCCCATGATGCAGGGCGCCGGCCTGGCGCCCTGCGCAGGAGATCAGCATGAAAGTCATCTACACCAACAACCCGGGCAGCGAGCGCGATACCTGCTATCGCCGTCTGGATCAGTTCTTCGGCGTGATCGACGGTGCTACCTCGGTATCCGTGCAGGGGAGTGCCCCGCACATCGGCGAGGCCTACCAGCGCCATGGCATCAGCGTGAGCGAGATGGAGGAAGGTCTGCGCCTGGATGGCCCTACCGTCGCTCAGTGGGTGGCAGAGGGTTACAAGGCGTCGACCTACCCACCGAACGGCTACGCCTCGGTTAGCAGTCAAGCGGAGATCGACAAGGCGATCGAGGAGGAGGGCGGCGGTGATCCCGAGACCGACCCTCACAAAATGAAGGTACCGGAGCTCAAGGAGTGGCTGACGGCCCAGGGCATTACCTTCGACCCAGCCCTCAACAAGCCCGAACTGCAGGCCCTGATCCCTTCGAAGGAATAAGCCATGACCGACTACATCACCGTCGATGATGTTGACCAGGCGCTCGGGCAGGGCTGGGCAGGCGACGGTGATGCGGTCCTCGCCGTCGCAATGGCCAACGCCTGGCTGACGGCCAAGATCAAGCGGACGGTGCCAGACCCGGTGCCGGACGCCATCGTGAATGCCGGCGCGCAAGTAGCCAAGTTGGCTGCGGCCGGCCAGCTCTACAAGGACACCCAGCGCGAGGTGCAGAGCAAGACCGTGTCAGCCCAGGCTGGCACCTCCACCAGCAAGACCTACGTTGCGGGGTCTGTCGATCGCTCGACCGGCGAGAACTTCGCTCTCGACCTCATCGCGCCTTGGGCCCGCCGTTCAGGCACCGTGATGCTCAAGAGGATCTGACCCATGGGCATGCGCGAAGAACTGCAGGCCGAGCTGGCGGAAGCGTTCGATGATCCAGACGGCCTTGCCGACGCGGTGAAGGCCGTTGCCGGAAGCCGCACAGTCAAGGGCGGATACGACCCTGAGAAAGGCGGAACTGTCCCGGCCTCGACCATCCATTACGCCGGGCGCGGCGTGTTCGGCAGCTACCTGGCAAAGGAAATCGATGGCACACGCATCCAGACCGAGGACGTGAAGCTGCTGGTCCTCCAGAACGAACTGTTCGAGGGGCAGGCAGGCGCTGTTACCGATGTGCCAGCGGTGCCCAAGATCGGCGACCAAGTCAGCGGCTACCGCGCACTTAACGTGTCCCAGGACCCGGCCCAAGCGACCTGGACCGTTCAGCTGAGGAAGTGATATGGCGCGCGGCTCACACATGGCCCAGCGATACGGCGGCCAGCAGGGCGGCTTCGCTGAGGCAATTCGAGCGTTTGCCGAGCAGGCGGAGCAAGCCCTTGACGCAACCTTCCGCGAAATCGTGATCGAAATCGGCAGCAGCATTATCCGCATGTCACCGGTAGGCAATCCGGAACTGTGGGCGGCCAACGTGGCCCACTGGGCCAAGGCCAATCAAGCCGCCGACGACTACGACTTCAAGGTCGCGGTCCGCAACACCCTGATCAACCTGAACCAGGGCAACTTCACCAAGGCCGGCAAGCTGCGTAAGGGCGTGAAGTACGCGAAGCCGCTGACCAAGACCGAGCGTGTGCAGAACTTCGCTGTGAACGGGATGGTTGCGGGCCAGGGCTACGTCGGCGGACGGTTCCGGGGCAACTGGCAGTTCTCCATCGATTCACCGGCGACTGAGGAACTCGACCGCATAGACCCGTCCGGCAGCGAGGCCATTACCGCGCTCATCACCCAAGTGCAGGCGCTGACCATCGGCCAGACGGCGTACATCGTGAACAACCTGCCTTACGCCATTCCGCTCGAGTACGGACATTCAACGCAGGCGCCCGCCGGCATGGTCAGGGTGACCCTGGCCAACCTCCAACGCATCGTCGACGAAGCCATCAGGAACAACAGCGTATGAGCCATGCACGAGCCCGCCAGGCCATCGAGATCAAGCTGATGGCTTGGGCCACGTCGCGCCCGATCCGGGTCGCCAACTTCGAACAGGGCTTTGAGGCCGGGCCGGACGAAACCTATCTGCAGGCGTTTCAGCTGCCAGCGGGAACAACTTGCCGCTACCTGGGCGGCGAGGCCTACGAGTACACCGGGGTCTACCAAGTGAGCATCGTTTGCCCGGCGGGACAGCCGCTAGCTGCCGCCGAGACCCTGGTCGAAGAGCTCTCGAACCTCTTCCGCGTGGACTCGGCACTCAGCCGCAACGGCTTCGAGGGCCTTGTCACCGAGCCGGTAGACCAGGGCTCAACCATCATCGAGTCGGCGACCTACACGGTGCCGGCCAGCTTCACCTACCGCGGTGTCGCGGACCAACTGCCCGCTGGGGCGTAACCACCCGCCGCTCGGCGGGTTATCAAGAGGAAACAAACCATGGCCGCACGCTTCCCGCTGCCAAACGGCGCAGTGCTGGAGATCGCACGCGTCATCGGCGCTGCTGTCCCATTCACCGCGCTGACCAACGCCAAGCCGCCGGTGGCTACTGCTGCCGGCCATGCCATCCAGAACGGCGCCGTGCTGCTGGTCAGCTCCGGCTGGGCAATGATCAACGACCGTGCCGTCAAGGCATCCAACGTTGCCGACGACGCTTTCTCCCTGGCTGGCCTGGACACCAGCGACATTGAGCTGTTCACCGCAGGCGCGGGCATTGGCTCTGTTCTGCCTGTCTCCGACTGGGTGCAGATTTCTAAGGTCACCTCCTTCAACTCCGCAGGCGGTGAGCAGCAGTACACCACCGTCGGCTACCTCGAGGATGACGACGATAAGCAGTACCCGGCCAACCGCAACCCCCGGACCCTGACCATCGTGGTCGAGGACCAGCCTAGCGCTGCCTACGTGGAGACCGTCGAGGGCTACGATGCCTCGAAAGAGCTAACGGTAATCCGCATGAAGCTCCGCAACGGCGACCAGATCCTGTATCCAGGCTTCGTGAGCATCACACCGGACCCGACCATGGAGCGGAACAACG